TAAGCCTACGCACTTTAGTACGTATTGCAGTAAGAGTTGAATCAGCCATTCACTTTCCTTAAATAATTGAATTCAATATTTGCTACAACTCAATAGTAGCAACTTCAATCAATAGGGCAAAACATTTTGTGTAGCACCGCTAAGATTTGCTGAGACCTCACCAACAGGAGTAACTTGCGGGTAGCTATCAACGTACCATGGAATAGGTGCTGGTATGGAAAAAGGATCAAAGCTAGTTGTATCGATATCTATAGTAAACGTTGTGGCACCAGTTACCGTAACAGTACCAACCAACTTATCAGCCTGAATCATTCCATACCATTTTGGAATATTTAAGCGCACAATATCACCCGTACCATAATCATGCGCAAATGTTGTTGTTACTTGAGCAGGAGATGCATTTGTAATGGAAGATATCAACCTCATTGACCGTTGAAAGGTAGGGTTTTCTACAGCCATAAATCTAGCCATAACAATTCCTCCTTAACTATTTTTTAAATATCTTATCATCTTTTACGCTATCAACCGTTACAATCGCTTCTGGATTTGTTGGCATATCCTCTATATCCATAAACTCTAAGCTTTGAAATCCAAATCGATTTACCTTTTGGCCGACACGCATAGAAACATTTCCACTCTCATCCTTTAAATACTTGTGTACAGGATATGATCCGTTCTGGTTTAAATGTTTAGCTACTCCCAAAGGAACTGTATAAACCTGGCCGTCAATCATATCATAGCGTTCTACCGGATCACCCTTGTATTTTCTAAAGTTAAAGCTCATTGAACCGCCTGGTACCTCATAGAAGCGAAATATACCCTTAACCATCTGCCTATCTCTTTGTCTCTGATACTCAACGCCTTTGTGTAGATTCTTTTCTTTATCAGTTGTTATTTTTGCTTGATTCGCCATATTAATCCTTTAGTTATAGAGGGGCAGCAACAAAGCTGCCCCAAATTATGCATCTAGACGTTATTTACGCTAAACGATTTACCAGCTCTCCAATAGATAACATCACCTACGGTTCCAGCTGGGCTATTTGCACCTGCAGCAAGGAGCATTGATAATACTGCATCGTTAAATGTTGCGTCATCAAGTGTAATTCCTGCCGTTGAAGTTGAATCTTCTCCAACAGGGACCAATTGAGCCGGTGTAAATGGTACATCAGCTGTTAACGGCCATGCAAACGCAGTAAATGCACTTGAATCAATATCAACAGTTACCGTATTAGTTACTGCGTTTATTGCTGTAACTGTTCCAGTCAATCCATTAATTTCAGTCATATCAAATGCAGCTGGCACTTCAAAGCGTACAACTTGGCCAACTGTAAAGCCGTGCGTTACAGTCAATGTAACTACCGCGGTTGCAGCTTGAGTAATAGCTGAAATATATCTACGACGTGGATAATAGATCGGATCAAAAGGAACCCTTCTGAGTGTACCACCTGCAACCACACCTGTTGTTACAATTGTAGGAGCATATGTTAACTCAAATTGGGTATTTGCAACTAAATTACCAATTGTGAAATCTATGCCACCGAATTGCTGTGCTCCAGGAACATTAAGAATTCTTACAACATCATTATTAGCTAAACCAGCAGTTGAAGCAGCAGAAACGAGCGGAGGCGCTGCCCCAGAAATAGTTGTAACAGTTGCATTTAATGCGCCAAGTGTTTGGTCGGAAGTATCAACTAGAGTGAAACCACCGTTTGCCATAACTCCTAACGCAATGGAGTCGTCTGCTGCTAACTTGGTATAGATGAAACCAGAATCGTCACCGAATCCGCGCTGCCACAGAAATTTAACACCAGTTCCAGCACCACCAGCAGCTGCTACAGTACCATTAATTACTTCCATCCAGTCGATATCTGAACGAAAATCAATTTGAGATCGAGTTCCAGTAGAAGTAAATCTACCTTGGAATATCGCTGTATCATAAGCCATAATTAACTCCTTGTAGCACGTAGGTTAATAACCCAAAGATCATTTGTAATCCTTGGAACTTCAGCAAACTTATAACCAACAGATGCATTAAGAGCTAATGGACCATCGTATATTGGAGGTCTATAGATAAAGCTAGCAGAATACTGATCCTGCTCGATACATGCATAAGCTTCCATACCAACACAGAAAATGTTAAATACGTCAGCGCCAAGCAAGGAGGAATTAGCAGTTACAGATCCTATGGACGATACCAAGAACCTTAGGTTGCCAATTGAACCCCACTCTGTTCTGAGCGCATTCATTGGTGATGGATATTGGTTTTTGTGAATAAATCCTGCTGTTGCATCTAAGTCACCTGTCAAGTTTGTGGAACAAAGTGCAAAGTATGCATCACGAACAGGAGCTGTACCAAACTTATCTTCACCTTCGATGTTATCCATTACTGTATATGCATCGTTAGAAAGAAGAGTTCTTACAACTTCATCAACATCTGTTCTGGTGATTTCTGTTGGGTTATCACCATTAACACCGCCTACACAGTTAATGAAACCAGCAGTTGCCGCTAACATATCTCTTGTAAGTTGATCTTCTGTTTGTCTTAATGACACACCTAATCTTGCAGCTGCTTCGTTTAATACTGGATCTTGGTTTTGCAAAGTGCATTTACTGTTACTTTTTAGTGACCAAATATTTTCAATTTGGCGGGATATGCCTCTTCGGGTTCTCCTCTCATACTCTCATATGAGATCGGACTGTCGCTTCATCCATTCGGACGTCCACTCGCCTCAGTCTCTCAGCGTGACATTCACTCTCTTTTATGGTACACTGTTGCTATATAATAAACACACAATGTAGGAGTATTAAATGCTTAATTTAAAGTCAGAAAGAGAGAAATTAATTTATTTAGCAGCCATTATCGATGGTGAAGGTTCAATTGGTGTAGAACTCTCTTCTCCGTGCACCGTTAAACGCAACGGGAAAGAAGAATGGCAAAGAAAAAAAAACTATTACATATGCAGAGTTGCCGTTATTAACACAAATACTGATCTATTAGATTGGATTAAAGAAAACTTTAAGGGATCAATAAGCACTCATAACAAAGGAGCAAAAAACAGAAAACCTTGCTATAAGTGGCAAATATTTGGAAAGGATCAAAAAGCTTTCCTGGAAAAAATAATTCAATTCCTTTTTATAAAGAAAAAACAAGCTGAATTGGTACTTAAATTAAGAAATACCGTTGGAAAAACAGGAAGACTTCTAACAGATGAAGTACTTGAAAAACGCAGGCAAATTTGGCTTAAATGCAAAAAACTAAACAAATTAGGTTAAATATCTTCGCCCCTGTCGCCCTCGTCTTTACGTTAGGGGTTCCAAGTCAATCAGAGCGGATTTAAAGCAGGCCAAGCAATGCCGTGTCAAGATACTCAAGATTAGGGGATTTCAAAGATCTATTTTTAAAACCTGCTCGTTTAGCTGCACATAGGTCATAACTAGCTAAACTATTACGGCGCCCTTAGTACCGTAAAAATCTATACGAGCATCGATATCTATTGCGGTGAGTTGCTGTGACGGAGGTGTAATTCCTGTATTACCGAGCGGTACCATTGCTGTATTAAGAGGATTATATCTTCTCATACGTAGCGTTGTTCCACCTTTAGAAGGCATTCTTTTTTTCATTGCCGGTATTTTATGAATCATTGATGGAACAGGTACGGAGAGAAGTTTATAGCTGAAAGACTGCTGAACTGGAGCAGGCAATACAGCTGTAGTGGTTATAGGCATAGTTTCTCCTAACCTAAACTTATAATATTACAACGTGTGGGTGGGCGATTCCCTTCCTGCCCGTGGGATGAGCGATGTCCCAGTCCGGCTCAGATATAAAAAAGTGGGTCGGCGAATCCCATACAGCCAACCCTATAGTACAAAATTGAATATTTTAGTTCAAGATCTTAATTTCTTGATCTTGCATCATTCATTTCTTTAAGAAGTTGTTCTTTAAGCTCATCTGTTAATCCATTTGCAAACGCGTTTGCTCTTTGCAGTGGTCCTTCACCCTGTTGAGGAGAAACACTTGCCAATGGTCGAGGTTTAGCGGCGTTTTTTTGAGCTCGTGCCCTATCTGCTTCATATTTATCTTCTCTATATATACCTAACTGCTTAATCATGGTATATGCAGAAACGGCTTGAGAATATAGATCTGCATTACTGCGTAACGTATCACCTATTTCAGGATAATCACGTACGAGAGCCTCAACGTTCTCTTTACTTACAACAGAGTCAAAATCATTATATTTTTGCTTTAAGCGCGTCTCGACTGTTGCTGATGTAGTAACTTGTTGATAATTTTTAAGTTGTTGCTCGAGCTTTTTAATCTTATTAGCAACTTTACCTAGGTGTTTTCCCTCTACAAAGTCATCTGCTCCTATATTTAAATCTTCATCATCGGGATCCGATTTTTGTGCTGGTTTTTCATACTGTTCTTTCATTTGTTGTACCAACCTAAGCCTCGTCACGCTCCTTTTCAGCTCGTTCCTTACGAAGACGCATTTCTCGTATGTTAGCCTCTTTATAATCGGATTGCTCTTGTTGCACTTCCTCGTTAACTTCAGGCTTATCTTGTTCTTGTACTACTTCTTGTTCAGTAGCTTCTTGTATTGTGTTGTTCAATTCTTCTGTTTCCATATTATCCTTTCACCAAACAAGGAGAATCATCTTCTTCTCCATTAAGTTTTTTAGCTAATCTTAAAAGTGTGCCGTCACTAAACTCAAAAACATATTTCAATAAAGCTCTTTGTTCCTTTGGAAGATCTAACGAATTAGCAATTAACAAATCACATATATCTTTTGCAGGTATTACCCATAAAAACTCTAGAACACCCGCCTTCCTATTATATCTATAAACAGTCTGGTCCCATTCAGGGGTAGGGCAACTCTGACGGCCAGTAAAAAAATTTCTGATAACATTTTGCATTAGTCGTTCTTTTTTTGTGATCACAACTATGTAAAAATCACCATCAAAATCTTTCTTAGATCGAGCAATGCATTCATCGATATGCTTTTCATAGTCAGTAAGCTGTTCCTGCATTTGATCGGTTGGAGAATGTTTAAAATCATCAGATTTTTCTAAAAGCTCTAAGCTAATTTTTCCAACTGTGTCGCGTTTCTCTTCCATAAGGCTTCTCCTGCTAGGCTATATATTTTTCTTTATGATATCATAATTATGAAAGGCATCTAAGTAATTGCAGCGTATAAATAATCTTACCGAAAGGAGGTCAGCATGTTAAAACAAAGCATCTTATCGATTTCATTGTTAATATCGTTATGTGGAGGAAATATTATAGCAATGCAACCTTCATCTCGATATTCAAGACGAATGAAATGCATAAGAGACGAATATAAAAAACATAAAAGACGCCAGGAAGTAAGATCTAACGTTGATACGCAAACAAATGATGATGCCGGAGTTTGCTGCACACCCCAAACAGCAAACTCTATACTCACATTACTCTCAGGACTAGCAACGCTTATCGTTACGATTGTTAAGTTAGTTGCAAAGTAACCTTCCAAGTGGCTCATTGCTTCCTTTTGAGCCACTTTTATGTTATTGTTATACTAGTACTAATACTTCAAAGGATGTGTATGAGACTTATAAAATCTGTCATCATGTCAACATTATGCATGATGGCTATGAGTAGGCCGAATGATGTGAGTAACCATATCGAATACGCGCATAATCATATAAAAACATTAAAAGATCATATAGAAGAGCTCTTTAATAAAAAAAGCACGGTTACGATAAAGGATTTAATACAAAGAATAGATATTCTTATAGATAGAATTGATATACTCATCAAGGACGCAGCACAGAAATATCACAAAACACAGATGGAAAAATATACTGCTATGTTACGAGTACTTAAGTTCCTTAAAAAAGAAGCGTTTGAAGTGCGAAGAGTATTAGAAAAAAAATACTACTTTTTTCTAACCTTCGCACATGCGCTTAAAAAACTTTTTGATAAGCTAAATACAGCGTCATATCGCAATGCTATGATGAAAAGATTTAAAAGACTAAGATCACATCTATGCATAGAAGAACAAAAAGAATTAGACGAGCTTATAAAAACTCTAGGATCTATTAAGGACATCGTACCTAATAGTAAAATAAAAACGTTTATTGTTCTAAGAGCGTTATATAAAAGATGATCATCATGGGAGTAGATCCGGGCACCAGGTATCTTGGATATGGAGTACTTGAACACAAAAAACAAAAAACAAGATTAATTGAATCAGGTTGCCTTGATATCCACAAAAAAAAGAAACTTACTGAAAAAATTGGATGTATATATAAATTTGCACATGAGAAAGCTCAAGAGTATAACATAACAGTGCTTGCCCTAGAGACTCCTTTTCTATATAAGAACGCTTCAACATTTCTCAAGCTGGGATATGTTCGAGGTGTTCTTTATCTCATAGCCGATCAATTGCAATTCGAACTTCGCGAGTACGCTCCAACAGAAATTAAACAACAAGTAACTGGTTATGGAAAAGCATCAAAAGATCAGGTTTCTACTGTTGTAACAAGGCTATTTAATATTAAAAAACCACAAAGGGATGATACAACCGACGCGATCGCAATTGCCCTCTGTGGCCTGTGGAATAGAGTGTGATATTCAAGATCGTGACAAAACATCACATACTTAAACTGTGACAAAATGTCACGGTTTCTTTTTCTTAACTTTTTTAGCTTTTGGTGTTTTTATTTTTTTCTTAGCTACTAGTTACTCTTATAAAAAAGGAGACGGTAAAAAGACCTACCAACTTCTTGATAATTTACATCTAAAACCCGCCTCCTTTATAAAAAGGATATTCTA